CTGGCATCTTGTTTGTGAGCCATGATGCGAATTGCCGCAGGTATGGGGCAAGCCTCGAGCCGAGTGAAATCTTTACGCCGTCCATGGCGCTCTGCAGCAGGGTAAACGAACCGGCCAGATTGTCCAGCATGACTTCGGCCATCTGCTCAGCTGTGCCTTGGCTGTTCTCGATGGACTCTGCAAGGCTGCTGAAGCTCTCGTCTGATGCGTTAATGATTGCCAGCATACCGCTCATGGCGTAGCTACCGAATAGGGTAGAAGCCGCTGCTGTTTTCTCTGTTTCGCTTAGCTTTGAGAAGCCTGTCCGGAGGTCCTTCATGACGGTCATAAATGAATTCGCATTGCCTTTGCTGTCGGTCATGCTGACACCGAGCTTCTTCATGAGCTCTACCTGTTCGTCGGTCGGAGTGACCATGTTACTGATCGCCGTCTTTAGTGCGGTACCGGCCATGCTGCCTTTTACTGCTGAGTTGGCCATGAGGCCGATTGCGGTGCTCATGTCTTCGATGCTGTATCCCATGGCTCCCGCGATTGGTGCTACATAGGTGAATGTTTCGCCCATCTGGGCCACGTCTACGTTGGTTGCTGCTGCGGCCTTGGCCAGAACATCGGCGAAGTGCGCTGTATCTGAAGCCTGCAGGCCGAAGGCAGCGAGGGTGTCTGTTACTATGCTGGCGGTGGACGCGAGGTCGAGCCCGTCTGCCGCTGAAAGTGCGAGGACGCCATCAATACCGGCCAGCATCTGTTCTGTGGTCCAGCCTGCCTGCGCCATGTAGGTAAATGCTTCTCCGGCCTCGGTTGCCGTGAATTTTGTCGTCGCGCCCATCTCCTTGGCCTTCGCGGTTACGACCGCCAGCTGCTCTGATGTCAATTCTCCGACGGCCTGCACCTTGCTCATGGTCGCCTCGAAGGTCGAGAATGTGTCGATTGTGTCCTTCAAGCTGACCGATATGCCTATCACTGCTCCGAGCTGGATCAGTGGGTTCTTCAGCAGGTTTATGACGCCTCGGATTGGTGCTGTGGCCTTGTCGAGCACGGACATGGTGACGTGCCATACCTTGCCGGTTATGCCTTTGAGTGTCGTTCCGATTCGGCCTGCTACAGCGCTGGCCTTGTCGACCGCCTCTATTACTGCGCTGAATTTGGTCTTGTTGAATTCGTCCATCTTGGACTTGGTTTTTTCGATGGTCTTGTCGAATTGCGAGACCTTTTTTGTCGCTTGTGATACGCCGGGTTCGGTCTTGTCTTGGACTTCGATGGGGATTTCGATCCGAAAAACTTCTCTGGCCATGTTTTCCTCCTTTCTGCATAAGAAAAGAGCCGCCTTTTGGCAGCTCTGTCCGTAGCTGTATTTTATTTTTTGTCGTTTCTCGCTTTTCTTGTGTTCTCTGCCTGTGTTATCCACTGGCAGTTGCTTGGTTCGTAGTCTCCGTCGTTGTCGATACGATCGATAGTTAAATCATCGCTGTATCCGTTAGCCATTGCCCAGTCATAGAAGGTTTGGAAGTCTTCGCGCCACTCGTCGCAGACCGTGATTCCTCGTCCTCCGTAGCGGTCATATTTCGTTGCTGCTGGATTTGAGCAGCGTTGTTTCATGTTTTTCCAAGCTGTATAAAGGCGGGTATATCTTTTTTTATGCGAGATGTTTCTTTCTATAGCCATGTTCTTTCGCAAGCATCCGCAACTCTTTTGATGTCCATTTACGAGGTTGTCGCGGGCGGCTGTTATTTGCCTTCCGCAATCACATTGGCAAAGCCATTTGATGCGATTTTGTTTAGTTCTTCCGGCTTCCTTAATCACGGTAAGCCTTCCAAAGCGTTGCCCTGTTAAATCCAGTTTTTTCATTTTACCGCCTCCGCCCATAACCTCGTTGCGGCGCGAAATCCGGCAAAGAAAAATTCCTCATCGCTGCTTTCGGCGATGTCTCCGAGGAGTCTTTCCGCTTTAGTGTATTCCTTGTTGGGTAACATCTCGGACAGCATTTCGTATAATTGTTCTTCCGCGTTGCTTAATTTTTTATCTTTTTGCTCTGCGCAGTATGCTTGGTATAGTTTTCCTATTTGTGACATTTTATCTTCCTCCTTGTTTTTCTTGCCGAAGGCTGATATAATGTCTTTGTCAGCTTCGGCTGTCGTTTGGCACTCGCTCTGTTCTTGTTGGGACGGCGGGTGCCATTTCATTTTTTGCTTATACTCTTGTCTACCATGTCAATTCCTTTTTCGATTACTTGCGTTCTCGAAACTTTTAGGCTGTCAGCGCATCGTTGGAGCTTATTCGCTGTTTCTTCTGTAATTCGCAGTCCAATATTTACGCTTTTTGTTTTTTCTTTAGGCGGCCTGCCCATCTTTCTTGTCATTCCATCACCTCACTTTCTGCTCCTGCAATTAGTATATTATTGCTCCTGCAAAAAGTCAATGACTTCTCGTAAAAGTAGAATGGGCATCGTGTTTTCTCGGTTAATAGGAAAATCTATACGTCTTCTGGCTGTTGATTGTGCTCTATTGCTATCCGGGTGGATGCAAACATAAAAGCTCGGACGCCGGGCGGCTTTGCCATGACTTCGTCCGGGGTTAAGCCAGTTTTTTGAAAAATATGATGCAGGACGGTTGCCAGCCCGCCTGCTTCTATGAGTTTTTTGCTACTTCCTCCAATGTGGAGCTGTAGCCGCTGATTTCGTCGATCTTATTCAGTACCGCGTCCTTTTCTCCGGCGCGGAGGACCTTGTCGATCATGTCGATGCCGTTGGTCACGTTGATCTTCGGCGCCCTCCATGCTTCCTTGTTATCCCATATCTTCGCGCGGTCTTCCTCTACGGTTGCCTCGTAGATGAGCTGGCTGCGGTATCTGGTTGCGTTGGTGTCTTCCGGGAATTTAATTCCCAGCTGCTTGTTGCGGACGTACTTGGTGTTCTTCTCCTTGCAGAGGTTGTATTCTTCCTCCGACAGGGGTCTGATGCGGAAGGTGAAGAGTACCACGCCATTCCTCGCTATCTCGATGGGTACCACGTTGTCTTCGTCGTCCCGGAAGTCTGCAGCAGCAAGAAGCCCTTTCAAAATGTCACCTTCGTATGTGCGAAGCTGGGCTTTTGCTTCTTCTTCGGTCAGGTCTGCGTCCTGAATGCCAGTCTTTTTGGTTTTCTCGGTATCTGCCATTTCGATTTCCTCCTATCAAAAATCAAAAATTAAGCCCGCACCGGTGTCTTTTCCGGTGCGGGCTATATTGTTACGGTGTTCCGCTTGCTTTTAGGCCCTGAGTAGGCTCTGAAGCTCAGGCGGGTCGTTGACGTACAGGCTCCATGCTCTCTTGATGATGTCGCCCACGGAGAGGTTCTGCAGGTCGATGGTACCGCTCGGCACGACGCCTCTGTATACCATGCGCTGCTGGCTTCCGTTTCGTCCCTGTACCACGCCTTGGAAGCTCCATTCGGGCATGACTCCGGTCGAGAAAGCCTCGAACAGCTCCTTGATGAAGGTTTCGTCCTCGATGACGATCTCCGTGAATGTGAGAGTGACGCCATACGACTGAAAAACTTCATGCTCCTGCGCGTCTCCGAGCGGCTGGTACTTCGCGTTCGAGACATTGACTTGGGTCTGAAAGGTTTCAACCGAAGCCAGCATTGTTCCCGCTGAATTGAAAAGCGCGCCGTCTTTACCGGTGAGCGCCTTGCGGGTGTCTATCGGTCCTCTGTTATTAAACATGTTCGCTTCCTCCTTCCTTATTCGTCAGCGCTGAACCTGAACCTGAAGGTCAGGTATGCACGCTCGATGCTGTCGATGTCGTCTACCGCGATGATAAACCATGCGCTGTCTCCTGCAGCAGGGTTCGACGGGTCCTCCATGCAGTTTCCGCTTAGCAGCTTCTTCTCGCCGATCATCCTCTTGATGACTCCGTTGGCTCCGGCGATGATGGCTGCGCGTCCGTCGCTGTCGTTGTTGACCTTGCCGATCAGCGGGGCGACGGTGTCGTTGACTCTGTCGATAAGCTCGAAACGGGTCTTTACGCGGCGGATTTTCTTCCAGCCTGCGTCCTGATTGCCGCTTGGCGTTACCAGTGTGTTGATGCCCTGCTCAATCCAAACCTGACCGGCTGTGTTCACGCTCAAAACAAGGCAGCCGCTCTGCAGGGCTGTCTCGATTTCGGTGTTGGTCAGCGGTTCTGCAAGGCTCACCATTCCGCTCACGACTTCGTGTGTTAGGCTTTGGTTAGACGGGATTGCAGCTACCATGCCTCCTATGCGTGCTGCGAGAAGGTATCCCTCGTACAGCGTGCCGCTTGCGTCGTATGCGCTGTTCAATGGGTAGATGATCTTCTCATCGTTGAATGCTGCGCCGTTCGTCATTCTTGTTGCCAGCGCGATGGATTTCGGCTCTGCTAATACCGCCATGCAGTTGCTTCCGGCCGCGTATATCCTGTCAATGAATGCCGCTACCAGTGCGTGGGTTGCGGTGTCTGATGTGTCCACGATGAGTACGTTCCATGCTGCCGCTTCGAGCAGGTTCAGCGCTGCGCTGTATTCTGCTGATGTGGCTGTCGGGT